AGTGCAGCGGGAAATGTTTCTTCTGCTCTGTTTCAGTTTGGTGCTCCTGCCAGTATTGCAACCAAAGTGGCAAGAAAAAGTTTATTAAAACCAAAGCCAGGTAAACTGTTTGACCAAAGCGGTAAGTATGTTCAAAAACCCAAACTCTTTAAACACACAATAGCACCAATTGCTCTTGCTGATATGGCTGCAGCTACTTCAGACACGCCTGAACTTGGTTTGTTTAAAGCATTGGATCCTCAGTTTTTTGCACCCACGAACCCAGAAGAAGAAGTAAAAGGATTGGATGAAAAGATCACAGCCGCTGAACGTTTTGGGAAAAGACTTCGAGTAGGTGCTGAAGGTGCAACATTATTATTAGGCCTGCCTTACTTGTGGAGAGGATTAAAAGCTGCTGGCAGTGGAGTTGCTTCTGAGCTGTCGCAAACAAAATCAGTAATCAGCGCTGCCGACTGGGTTAAAAATAAAAAAGATTATGTCAGAGGCATGATAGATGAAGGCCAGTTTAAAAATAAAAAATTTAAAGTATTGGGCAAAGAATACGATCAATACGACATTATCTCTAAGTTTAGAAGCCGTGGTGCATTACCGACAGAAGATGTTGCCAATGTTAAAGCTGCAAAGACAGCGGCTATGAACCAACAAATGACGGTGTTGGAATCAAGTCTTGATAACATTTGGGGTGGGTTTAAGTACCTGGACAAAAACAACAAGATGTCAGGTGATGATCTTACTTCTTTAGCAGACAATATTCGTACAGCACTGTATGGAGAATCAAGAAAAGCACAGAAAAACGCATTAAACACACTAAAACAAGTAGACAATCAGTTTCTTAAAGATCAAAAGTTTTCTTTTTTTGACACGGCAAATCTGACTCGTAATCAAATTGATGATCTGAGTCGATTGTTAGTTCAAGAAGACAACTTAAAATACTTGCCCAAAGGTTATGCCCAAGCCGTCGATGCCAATTTAGGTAAATATGGATACACAGCTTATCGTGCATTTATTAAAAATGTTGACCATGTAGCTAAGATAAACAGTCCTCAATGGAAAAACGCCAGAGAAGAATTGTTAAAAAACAACATTGCTAAAAATGCAGAGGATGCTGACGATATTTTAAAAAGATTGTTAGAAAAGAAAAACTTTGACAGCTCATACATGGCTCCAGAAATGGCATTGGGTGGTGTAAAAGTTGGTTTGCTTAAAGGAAAACAATTAGACAGCTTACCAAAAATTAGAGAGTTTCTTGGAGAGGTGACTGGTAAAACTGGGACAGCAGCCGAAAGAGTCTCTGAAACAATGATGAAGACTAGGGCAACATTAGAGAACTTAGCTAAACAAACAGCTGAACTTGATTATTTAAGAAATGTTTCGATGATTAACAATCGATTGGCTCAGACAGGGAGCACACAAAGATTTCTTTATGATAGTATTGATGAGATCCCCGATGCTCAGAAAGCAGCCTTTCTTGATGATTACGGCGATGCAGTTAGAATTCCTGATCAAGCAAAGTATGGTGATGTGGCCGGCAAAATTACAACCAAAAGAATTGCAGACGCAATAACCGATGTGCAAACAGGTATGGACAGAAACCCTGGAGCTATGTCAAAGCTTTACTCAACTTTTTTGCTCAGTAAAGGTATGATTCAAAAATTTAAAACCGTTTACAGTCCGATTACTCAAGTCAGAAATGCAACCAGTGCGTCTTTGTTTGCAGTAATGAACGGCAACCTTGCTAATGGTAAAACTTTAGAAGACTCTATGTTAGTGGTTCTAGAGTCTCTTAAAAGAACACAAGGAAATAACATGGCAAATTATTATGCCAATGCTCAAAAAAGAAATGTCGTCCAGTCGGGCGCAAGAATTGGAGAAATAGACAGTTTAATAGACGATGCTGTAAAAACCCTTAACGCAAAAGAAAAAGGTTTTTTAAGCAAAAAAGCCAAACAGGGAAAAAACAATTTTGCAACTAGGCTTTATGTGGGTTCGGATGACTTGTGGAAAATAGCCAGTTGGGAAATGGAAAAAGGTCGATTGGCCAGAGCCTTTAACAATGCAGCTAAAAAGAATGCGTCTTTTACAATTACACCAAATCTATACAAAGGACTAGCGCCTAAAACCATTCGTGAGCTAGAAAGAAAAAAAGGCGTTTGGTCACAGCTTGATAATAAATTAAAAAATGACATTATTGAAGACATCGGTGCAGATGTGGTACGAAACACAGTTCCAAACTACTCAAAAGTACCGCCAATTATTTCATCGTTAAGAAGAACGCCAGTTGGTAACTTTATTGCGTTTCCTGCTGAAACAATTAGAACATCTTTGATGTCTACATCAAGAGCAATTGATGAGATTGCGAGCGGTGTCCCGGAATTGGCTGAGATTGGCATGCGTCGATTGATGGGAAACATGGCAGTTGCATATGCTATTCCAAAAGCAACTTACGAGTTTGGCAAGTACATGACGGGTGCTACCGATGAGCAAGTACAGGCCTACAAAAGAAGTTTTGCAGCACCTTGGGAAAAGAACGCAGATCTTATACCGATTAGAACCGACAAAGACGGCAATATCGTAGAGTTTTACAACTATTCTTATACCAACCCATACGAATACCTAAGATCGCCTATAAGCGCTGTTTTTAATGCGGTTCAAAATGGAGAAGCCAGAGGCGATAAATTAAATGAAATATTGATGCAAGCTGTTGTAGGTTCAAGAGATAACCCTGGTTTGATTATTGAATATTTAGAACCTTTTGTGGGCGCTTCAATTGCAACAAACATTGCATTAGATTTAACAAGAAACACAACTTATGCTTCTGGCTCTGCTAAACCAATATGGAACTCAACCGATGGAATTGGCGAAATGTTTTTTAAAGGATTAACGCATGGTACAAATTCAGCGTTCCCTCCTTTTCTTCCAGTCACAGTAAAACCAGGTCAAACAGGAGACTTTGGACCTTTGTTTCTTAAAGACTTGCCCAGAGCAACGCTTGCGGGTTTAGGGTTTACTGAAAAAGACATAAACAAAAAAGGCGTAAGGCCAAACATATACAATCAACTTGCCGAATCTTTTACAGGATTAAAAACAATTAAGCCAACTGTTAAAAGAACATTAAGGTTTAGGGCTTTTGATGCAAAGAATCAAATGAGAGAAGCAGTGTCTTATTACACAGCAGCGACCAACAACCCAAACATTCTTAATCCAGAGGAACACGTTAAAGCATTAATGAGGACCAACGAAGCTAGGTTCCAAGGCATTAAAGATTTATCTATGGCAGTTGAAGATGCCAAAGCATTGGGTGCAGACGAGAATGAAGTTTATGAAGTGTTGAAAGGAACTAAGATTTCTAACCCAGAAGCAATCATGAATCAAACCTTTATTCCTTATTATCCGTCCGCTTATCAAATTGAGAAAGTATTGGAAAAAGGTGGAAGGTTCCCAGAAGAAGAACTAAGAGAGTCTTTTATAGACGAGATCAAACCAACTTTACCGCAAATTCCAACAGCAGGTTTTGATAGACAACCTTTCGTTCCTCCTGCTAGTCCACGCAGAACAACAACAAGACAAAAAGCAGCACAGGATCCAGAAGGTTCAGCAGCAGTTCTGTTGCGACAGAAAGAACTTGAAAAGCTTATGGGCATTGATTAATGCGAAGACGCAGAGGGAGAAGCAAGTACGGTGCGATTCGTGTTGAATACGATGGCCATAAATTTGACAGCAAACTAGAAGCCGCTAGATACAAACAGCTCAGACTGATGGAGAAAGCTGGAGAAGTCAAAGACCTGGAGTTACAACCCAAGTTTCCGTGTGAAGTCAACGGCAAAAAGATATGCACTTACATCTCAGACTTTCGTTACAAACTAAGAAACGGAAAAGAGGTGGTGGAAGATGTGAAGGGCGTGGAAACGGCTGTGTTTAAACTAAAGAAGAAACTGGTCGAAGCACTGTACCCAGATGTCACTATTGAGATCGTGAAGAATCCTCGGTTCTTTGTGATTCCTGATTAGACTCCTCTCTGGAAATCAACATGTCCAGGTAGAACCTGGCTTTCTTATAATCCTCAAGTGTCTTGCCCTTATGTGGGGCACGCCAAATGTATTTAAAGATTTGTCCCTTGAGGTAGCCGACAAACTCAGAGGCACTCAGAGCCGATGCAATGGCATCGAGCGCTTCTATGCCCCCCTGAGTGTAGTGTGGTGGATGATTGACTGGATCGTTTTTATCAGTCATGGCAGAAACAACTCCTTCCATCGTCATCGAACATTGATATTTGCTTTGCATCGAGTCGTGCCATTTCAACCAAGTCGGTATAACTGCGTGACTTGTTAAAAGTTGCGGTACTGACCTTCTTGTTTTCGTATTCTGTTCCTTTGTTTAATTTTGCTATTCTTTGTTCTTGCTCAATCCACCAATCGGCTAAATCTGGTCGTTCTTTTATAATCTGTATCAATGTTCTTGTGCCTTTCAAAAAACACAAATCACAATTACCTGCTTGGGTTTTACCATTGTGGTTGGGTAGGCCTAAATCAAACTCATGGTTTTCCCAAAATCTAGATACGTCTTTTACCATAATTTTGTAATCATACAAAGGGACCAAAGATGTCCATTTGTTTTTGCCTGTTTCGTTTTGTTTTCTTTGTTTGGCAACCCTCGATGGCTCGTCGTATCTCAAGCCAACAACATTCGCCCATTCTTTATAACCTTTGGCTCGCATAAATCGATTCATTACTTCAATCTTCATCTTAATCGTGCACAGCCTAGCCACCACGTTTGGCAACATTTTCTTTCTTCCTATCAATGCCTCAAACGGTTCTCCATTTCTACTGGCTGTTTCATAGGTGACTTCTTTGGTGCGATAAATGGGCCGCTCTTCAAACACTTCGAGTTCCAACCAATGCACTTTAACGCCCCACCTGGTTGAGCACTCATGAATAAAGTCCAATGTCTCTGGCATTTCTTTGCCTGTGTTTGCAAAAGTCACATGCACATCATCAGGCAATGTCCAGTCGTAAGACTCAAGAATTTTGTAAAGCATGTAACCCGATGTTCGACCACCACTGAAACTGATCAGAGTAGGGCAACCAAACTTCTCAGGTAGAAATATCTGTTCTTCATTGGGTTCAGACATTTTCTGTCAGTTCCTCTAATCGTGTGTCCACTCCAAACTCTTCTCTGAATCTTAACAGTTTTTTCATTACATCAGAATCGTAATCTACTTTTGAGAGCTCTCGCATCTCGGCACTGGTAAAGCTGTTCATAGCAGCTTTTGATTTGGGGGCGTTGGTAATGGATCTTTTGCCTTTTATGTAAGTCACATCGTCTTTGCCTTCGCTTTCAATGGGAAGGTTAACCAGAGCCGGCAACCAAATGTGGTCATCGCAATGGTTTCGTTGTGCTTCCTCGTCCAACATTGTGTTCTTTTTGTTGCATCGCCAACCGCCGTCACCTTCCATGACTGGCTCACTGAACTTGCAGTTTCTACAATTCACATCATCGGGCAGTCTCTCCAGGTTATATATGGCCTGTTCTTTTGGCGACATAAACTTCTTAATTCGATAATCGGTGGGTGAATATGGAGACTCTGGCGGTTCCGTTGCCGTAATAATTTTACTGGCTTTACTGGTCATCTCCTCTAAAACACCCTCTCTGGCTTCCACAACCTCCGTATAAAGCGATGAATCGTTTTTGTTGTATACAACCACCAAAGCACGCTTCAAGTTAAATGAAGCCATATAACACTGAATTTGTGTGGCGTAGTTAAAAGACCATTGTTCGTAGCTTTCTCCTTGTTGCAGTTCATTGAACCGACTGTTGTTGGCAGATTTGACTTCCAGAAGCATCACTTCCTCTGGTTTCTCTGGGTCAACATTCTTAACAACGCCGTCTGTGGACCCTCCCAAATGCCCGGCTAAATAGGAACATCGATATTGTTTTCCGTTCTTATCCAACGCCGATACTTTGATGGCGCTTTTCTTCAATGCATCCACCACTTGGTCTTCAATGCGATTGCCCAGATCAAACAGACGCAGTATTCTGCCATTGTCAATCAGCGGAAACGACCATCTAAACATGAGCCACAGCTTTCTGGGGTTGTCCCCAATGATGCTCATGCCCATGTGCATACGGTGTTTTTGTCCTGCCTGTTCTGCTTTATCAAATTCTTCTACTATGTTCATAAGGTTATTCTCCTTTCTCCTGCATAAATTACTTTAATGTTCTCGTACTTGCCTTCCTTTTTGGTGAGGATGCCGTCGATGTGACTGAAAGCGCCTTTCTTGTTGATTAACTCAACGGCTTCGTTAACGGTCTTCGGCGGAAACAAATCCATTGTGATTTTCTTCCACTTGGATTTAGCAAACTGATCTGCCTTGGGATGGCCAAACATGAAAGGCAATTGGTATTGATTAAACATATCCTCGCATTCAAACACCACCTTGCAATAAAAGTTGCCGCCTTTGGAAGTAACCGAGTGAGCTGACACTCTGCTCACATTAAATATGTTTTCTTTCTTGTTTTTCTTCTCGTCCGACAACACATAGCCTTCGCCAGAAGAACCGCTTTTGGCTAGGCCAGGTGGTTTTCTTTCTGGTTGAAAGT